GACCGAGTCCTTCAGGTAGATCGTCGACAGTCGCCAGATGTCCATCGGGTGGGCGATCATCGCGTCGTAGCGCCACGGCACCCGGTCGATGCGCTGCTGCGCGTTGATCTGCGCCAGCGTCGAGTGCGGCCACTCCGACAGCGGGTCCGGGCTCGTGCCGTCGGTGACCAGCGCCGACCAGTCCGTCGCCGCGAACGTCCTGGAGGACGCGGTGATCGCCGCGGTGATCGCGGTCAGCGCCCGCGCGTTGAAGTTGTCGGCGATCGAGTGCGCGAGCGCGAGCTCCTTGCGGTTGATCACGAACATCATGTTGCGTTCGCGCTGCGTGTCCGTGACGGTGTAGCCGAGGCCGTCGGCCTTCGCGCGGACGGCCTTCAGCTCACCCTCGAACCCGCTGGCGAGCGGGACCTCGGCGTCGGGGGCGAGCTCCTCCGGCTTGCGGTCCATGACCGTGTAGCGGGGGTCCCACTCCTGGTAGATGACGACGCCGCCGCCGGTCGTGCCGACGTTCGGCAGGATCTGGTCGGCGAAGTACTCGAACTCGGTGGCCTCGCCGATCCGACGGTCGATGACGCGCGGGTTGTTCAGCAGGTAGCTGACGGTGATGTCGGCCCCGGAAACGGTGGCCTGGTTGCCGACGGGGAGGCCGGCGACGGGGATGGTTGGCATGGTCGCTCAGCCGCTCCTAGAGGGTCACGCGGATCTTGGCGTAGGCCGCCGCAGCCGCTGTCGTGATGGCAACGCCGACCTTGTGGCCGGTGTTGAGGTTCTGGATCGTGCCGGTGTCGAGGACCTCGACGGCCTCGCCGGCCGTCACGCCGGTGCCGCCAGCGAGCACGTCGATGGCGAACCCGTCGCCGTAGACGACGGTCGTGTCGCCGTCGGCGGCGTCGGCGCCGGCGACACCGATCGGGTACTTCGCGGCGAGCGCGTGCTTGATCGGGGTGGGCTGACCGTCGGGCTTGGTCGCGGCGACCATGACGAACCGGCCACCGGTGACGGCGCCGCCGGATGCGCGGCCGGTGATCGCCTCGCCCGGGTCGTAGTGCGGCTGAATGGTGGGCATGCTCGAGGTCTCCTATGCGCGACGGCGAGCGCGAAGCTCGGCACGCTGGCTGGGGGTCAGCAGGGACACGTTGTCGGGCAGCAGCCCGTCGTCGTCGGTCTGGACGTCGCTCGACGGGTCCGGGACGACACCGTTGGGGTCCAGCGGCACACGGCCGGCGGGGAGCGCGGCGAGCGCGGCCTGCGCGGCCTGCGCGCGCGCCAGCGACGCGGCGTCCGGGTTGTCGCCCGGGTCGATCTCGGCGCGCCATGCTTCCCGGACCGACGGGGCGATGCGCCCCTCGGTGACGGCGGCGCTGGCGGTCGCGTCGAGCTGCTCGCGCTCGCGGTTGCGACGCTCGGTGCGGCTGAGCTCGATCTCGCGCTGCGTGGCCTCCCACTGCGCGCGATCGACGCTGATCGTCAGCGACGTTGCGCGAGGCTGCGCGGCGGATGCCGCGACCGGGACACGCTCCGCCTCCGGGGCGGCGGTCGTGTCGTCCTCGGCGCCGGCCTCCGGGGTCTCCGGGGTCTCGGGGTCGTCGGTGGTCCCGCTGGTCGTGGGCGGGAACGCCGCGACATACGCCTCGGCTGCGTTGATCTGCGCCTCGGTGGCCGTCTCGGGGTCGTGCCCCTGGCCCACGAGGAACTCGCGGACGGCTTCGTCCATGGTGGCTCCCTCTTCGGGGTCGGGCCGCTCCGTCGCGGCGGTTGTGGATCCTGCGGCGACCGGTGGCCGCTGAGGCTTGGAGGGCCGCGCGAAACACGCGACCTGCGTCGTCGACGCTGCGACCGGGATGTACGTCTTGCGGACCTCCTGCGGCTCCGCGAACGTCACGACACCGTCCGTCTCGGTGAACGGCACCTGCCACAGGTGGCCCTCGTCGTCGTCGGCGATGACCTCGCCGCTCTCGACCCGAATCTCGCGACACCACCACCAGTAGGTGTCCATGTCGACGCCGTTGTCGGAGTCCATGGCCCACTCCCAGTTGAAGCGCTGACGAACCTCGTCCTCGCTGATGCTGAGCGCGGTGCCAGCGTTGTCGCCGGCCGCGAGGCTGGCGGTCGCGGTGCGGGTGGCCTGGTTTGCGGAGAGTGCGTCGGGCCCGTCCATGATGAGAGTGCTCAGGTCCTCGAGGTCGCTGATCGCCGGGATGTACACGCCGAGCAAAGACACGGCGGTCACCACCATTGAGTACCGCTTGCCTCCCGCCGTTTGCACATCGAAGTCCGCAGAGTCGACCTGCCACGTCGCCTCAGACGACCGGTTCGGATACGTCGACGGGGCACTCAATGCGAGCCACGCGATGACGTCATCGGCGTCCCCGACGAGGACCGCGCCGTCGTTGGTGGCGCGGAGGTTCACGAACTTCCCGAACGCCGGCTCGGCGTCCCCGATCGCCGCGAACGGGTCGTGATCAGGGTGGTCACCGTTGACGCTGCTCGTGTGCCCCAGCTTGATTCTGGGGGGCTGGATGTGCGGGTCCTCGTTGCACGCCACGATCGCGTCAGCGAGGTGCTCGAGCGTGATCGTCACCGGGCCGGTCATGGCCTGCCACTCCATCCCGGCGGTCATCAGCTCGACGCCCTTCAGGTAGCCGGGGACCTGATCTCCGCTGAGGAACACGGGGTCAGGCATCGGCGATCGCCTCGCGCGCCGCGTCGATGACGCCGACAGGGACCCTGGCGTAGCCGTAACCGTTCTGCACCGCCAGCTCGGCGATCTGCTCGACGACTGGCCGCAGCCGCGCGACCTGCGCCTCCAGCGCCTCGAACGCCTCCTCCCGCACGACCGTGTGCAGCACCGGCAGCGCCGGCCCTGGCGCGGCATCGAGCGGATCGTTCGGGCCCGGGTACCCCTCGGGGGCTTGGATGACGGCGAGATAGCGGCGGACGCTCATGCGGCCAACGGTAGGTCCGGCCACCCGCCCTCAGTCCATCCGCACGGGCTCCTAGCTGGGTGAGCCGTCGTCTCCCTCGCCATCGCCACGCCGGATCCCGAAGGCCCGCAGCAACCCTCCGAACACGCGGTTGGCGAGGCGGCCTGCCGCGTTGATCGGCCGCGCAAACAACCCGATCGCCGCGAGGATGAACAGGTCCAGCGTCGACTTCTCAGAGGATGAGCTGTCGTCGGCCACGATCACACCTCCCGCCACACGCCGCGCTCGAGGTAGCCGTGCCACTCGCCTTCGGGTGGCCGCTGGATCAGGATCGACGGCGACACCGTGATCGTGCCGTCTTCGTGCTCACTGATCGTGTGGTTGGCGAGGTTGCCGCCGTAGCCGTTCGGCGCCCTGCACATCCACACGCCCTCGTCCTCCGGCCCGTAGACGGCGAAGCCGTAGTCGCCCGGCTCCATCTTGTGCAGCTGCACGTCGCAGTGGCGGCCAGGTGTCGTGTCGCCGACCGCCATCACGCGGGCCGAGCGTGCTCGCCGAGCTGCGGCTCGGGCTCGGGCTGGGACTCGCCGTGCTCGATGGCTTCCAGGCGCTCGAAGTCCTCGGCGGTGAACGCGCTGCCCTGACCGGACAGCGCGCGCCGCACACCGCGCGCCAACAGCTGGATGTCCGACTCGCGGGCCATCAGGTGCTCACCACCGTGTACAGCCAGAGGTCGATGGGGCACGCTGTCCTCGGCGAGCCTGGGCAGCTCGCGCCGACGCGATAGCGGATCTGGTAGGTGCCCGGCGCCCGGAACGTGTAGGTGCCCATCGGGCCGGTCCCGAACCCTTCGCCCAACCGGTTGATCGGGCCGCCGAACGCGCGGAACTCACCGTACGGGCACGGCGACCCGTACCAGCCGATCGGACCGCACGTCGCGGTGAACGTCGAGGCGACACCGACCAAGCCGGTGTCCGGCCCCGTCAGCGTGACCTGATAGCCGTCGCTGCGGGTCGTGGTGGACGTGCTCGCGGCGGCCGTAGCGGGCGCGAACAGAGCGATGGCAGCAAGGACGGCGAGCAGAAAGCGAGTCATGCCGCGAACGCTAGGTTCGCGTCAGGCCGCAGGGTCCATCAGTGCCCGCGGTCACCCATCCTGCTCGTTCGGCAGATGCGCCCACGTCTTGCGACGCACGATCAGGCTCACGACCGCTTGATCGGTGCCGAACTGCGCGGCGATGTCGCGCTGCAGCATCCCGCCCGCGGCCCACAGGCGGCGAATCTCAAGTACCTGTTCGGCGGTGAAGCGGGCGTGGCCGTTGCGCTCTCCGCGGGCCGTTGTCTCGGGGTGCGTGTAGCGCGGGTTCCTGTGGCCGCGGCCGCGATCGCAGGGAATGTTCAGACGCGCGCCGGTGGCCTGTCGCCCCTTCGCGTTGCGGTCGGCCACGTTGTCGGCGCTCGTGCCGAGGAACAGGTGCTCGGGCCGGACGCAGCGCGGGTTGTCGCAGCGGTGCAGCACGAGAAGGCCTTCCGGGATCGCGCCATAGGCGAGCGCCCACGCGACGCGATGTGCTCTCGCGTTCGGTGTCCCAACACCGCCCGTTCGGAACTGGCCGTAGCCATCGCGCGACAGTCGCGCCGTCCAAAGCCAGCAATCACCGGTCTTGTCGACCTTGGCCCAGAAGCGCCGCGGCGCCGTGTCGTTCAGGGTCAGCGAGATACGATCCGCTGGCATCGAAGATCACTCCTTCGGTGTCGGGGGCCAGGTCGTTAGCGCGGCGCTGGCCCCAATTACGTGACGGCGAGTCTACTGCGACGAGGTGTCGAAAATCGCAATTAGAAGGCCGCGACACGACTCGCCGCCCTCGCATGCGTGGTAGCCACCCGCCGGATAGTCCGCCAGCGCGGACTCAAGGCTCGGGTACTGGCGGCCATCGACCAGCAGACACTTCGCGCACGTCGACGGGTCCAGCACCTCTGACGCGTGCACGCTCGCCGCTGGCCCCTCGCTGATCGCCGCGGCCCTCCCGGCGTTCTGTGCTCGGCCGCTCGCGCCCGCGGCCGCCTTCTCCGGCACAGCGGACGTGAGCGACGCGAGCTGATCAGCCACGAGGTTTGCGGCGGGCTGCCCTGCCACCCCGGCGGGCAGCCCGGCCCTGGCGGCGGCGCCGGCGCTGTCAGCGACCTGGCGGGCCATGCGCCTGACCAGATCCGCGGCGTCAGCGGTCGCGCGTTCCTCGTAGTCGATCTGCGCCGTGAGGGTGACGCCCTGACGGGCGGCCTCCGCGACGATCTGATGCACCCCGGCGGCCGCGAGGCCGATCAGCAGCGCGACGAGCGGGCCGGTGTCCATGTCCTGGGCGTGCTGCTCGAGCAGCGGGGCGAGCGTGTCCCCCAGGGTGAGCGGGTCGACTTCGTCCATCGCGGCGACCTGCTCGACCGCGAACGCGGTCAGGTCATCGCGGGCAGACACGAGCGCGGTCGCGACACCGGCCTGGGTGGCAACGAACTGCGCCTCGACGGTCGCGAAGTCGGTGCCGGCGGCGAGCTCGACGTCGGACGGGTCGCGCCGCAGGTCACGGCCGGCGACGGTCGCGAACGCGGTCCTCGCCGCGCGCTGCTTGCGCTGCAGGCTGGTCTGCGCCTGGCGCGCGGCGCTGGTCGGTGCTGGTAGTTGAGGCTGCTCGGTGATGTCGGTCGCGGTGCCATCGACCGCGCCATCCCCCGACGGCAGCTGCGCGGGCTCGGGGGTGGTCTCGCTGTCTTCGCGGCGGCGCCACACCAGCCGCGGCGCCGGCGCGTCCTCCCCGAGGTTGCGGTCGATCCACGGCTCGCAGAGCTGCTCGGTCATCGTGTCGCAGTACCAGTCCACGACCGTGTCGTGGAACATCGCCAGCAGCTCGTCGAACGTCAAGCCGAGGGCGTTGCTGCCACCGCTGCCCGCCTGGTTGAGCTGCAACAGCATCGCGAGCATCGCGCGAGCCATCACGTCATCCAGGAACCTGAGCATCCCAACGAGGTCCGGGGTCTGGCCGGTGACACCCATCAGCATCACCTGCTGACGAATGTCGTCATCGCTCTCCAGGACAAGGTTCGTGTCGTTGCCAGCCGCCAACCCCGCGAGCAGTGCTTCCATCCTCTGCTTCGCGGTGTCACCGGCGCCCTGCGACACCTTGCCGACCGGGATCCCCATCCCCGTCCGCTCGCCGCTCATGCCCATCACGCGCACCAGCCGGTCGCTGAGCGTCCACGCCCCGGTCAACGGGCGCAGCATCGACCGGCCCCTGGGGTCACCGGGCTTGCCCTGCCACGTGAACGTCACGAGATGATCGACAGGCAGCCGCGTCGGCGGGTTGGACCCCCACTGGATGACCTGGATGACGCGGCCCTGCCTGTCGATCTCCCACGAGTTCTGATCGCTGATCGTCCACTGCGGCACCGGCGGCAGATCCACGAGCCGCCAGTCGCGCTCACCTGGGTTCATGACGCCGGGGACGTACTGGCCGGACTGCTCGAACACGGCGTGCCCGTAGTCGAGGGCATCCAGCGCGCGATCGAAGTGCCGGCGGCTGCTGAACCGCTTCGCCCTGCGGCCGGTGCGCCGCTCGTCCTCGGCGCCGACCAGGGGCACGTCGAGGTCGGCGGCCATGAGGCTCGCGGCGACCGGGTCTGAGTCTTGCGGGTCGAGCTCGATGACGTACCGGTGTGCGGGGAGGCGGATGACCTGGCGGACGGCCGCGACCTGCCAGTGGTTGAGCATCTCCTCGACGGTCTCGATGCGACGTGGTCCCAGCCACCGCTCGTTCAGTTCGCGTTCGGCGGGCAGAAACTGCGACCAGCCCGGCAACCCTGGGGAGTTCAGGCCGCTGAGCTCGGGGACGATGCTGCTCTTCTGCTGTCCGGTCGGGCCGGTGACGGCCTTGGCTGCCGCGAGATCGGTCCGGAAGTCGGTCTTGCTCACCCCGCAGACGCTAGGAGCGGCCCCGCGGGCCGGGTCCATCGCCGCGTCTCCCGAGCGCCGTACCCTCCATAGGGATGCGTCGATGCTCGAACTGCGCCGCCCGGTTCACGAACGCGATCCACTTCCCGCACGGCCCCTGCTGCCCGCTCTGCCTCCACGCGCTGCCAGCAACACCACCGGCGAGTTCCCGCTATTCGGCGCGGTGGAAGCGCAAGGTGGCCCTGCTACGTGCACGCGACGGCAACGACTGCTGGCTGTGCGGCAAGCCGCTCGGCGGCAGCCCCGGCGGCTCGATCACGCTGGACCACGTGATCCCGCGGTCGAAGGGCGGCAGCAACACGCTCGACAATCTGCGCCTCGCGCACCGGCGGTGCAACCACCGCCGCGGCAACGCAGATCCCCCCGCCGCAGCCGCCGCCTGACCCCGGACGCACGACGGCCCCGCCAGGTGACGGGGCCGTCGCTCTGCCGCTTTTCCCACCGGCCGTTGCGCCATGTGGTGGGTCGGGGTCCCGGCGATCCCCGGTGGTAGACGGATGGCGCGGGCCCGACTCGAACGGGCGACCTCTTGGTTATGGGCCAAGCGAGCTACCGACTGCTCCACCGCGCTGCCGCAAAGCTACCAGCAGCCACGGAACGAACGTCAGAACTTCGCCTCGAGGATCCCGCTCATCACCGTCCGCGCCGGCACCAGCTCACCGGGGACCGCCACGATCGTCCGCGGCTGCGGGTTCGCCCACGTCAACGCCTGGCTATGCGCATCCACCTGATCATCGTTCGCGCCCGCCGGAAACACGGTGTGCTCATGCACCCAGTCCGCGACCGTCGTCGGCGTCAACGGATGCTCACGGCCACCCGCATCCACATACGACACCGGGCACGGGATCGTGTCGGCCGCCGGGAGGATCACGTTGCGGGCCTCCGACCTCGGCGCCACGGCCGCTGCACGCGCGTACTTGCTGCCCGACGGCTCGATCGCGATCAACCCCGTCACCTTCCTACGCAGCTGCGCGATGACGGCGGTGCCGTTCGCCTTGTCCTCCACGAGCTTCGCGGTCGCGCGCGGCTCATACAGCGCGCCGGCGACCACGACATGGCAGGTCGCGACGAAGTCAAAGCGGCCACGGATCTGCGCCATCAGGTACGCGTCAGCGCCATGAAACCCCCACAGCTGCCCGACGACGAAGTCCGAGCCCTTGGTGTCCTTGAACGCCATGTCCCACGACCACACCAGCCGGTCCCAGCCATGCTCGAGATACACGTCGAAGCCGGGTGCCCACCGTCGTGCTGACTCGCCGATGAACCACTGCTGCTTGAACATGCCGCCGCCCTCCGGCGCCGGCTGCTGCTGATACTGCCCGGCGAACGCGTACGCCCCCATCTTGCGGTGCCCATCAAGCGCCGTCGCGCTCAACCGGACGGGGTCCAGCAGCTCGCCAGGATCGGTCCTGGGGTCCCCGTCGATCTCACGGCCGGACGGCAGCAGCACCTTCGCCGGGTACGTGAACTGGTGGTTGGGGACGTACTCCGCCGGGAGGCACAGGTGATGCCAGCCGCCCTGCTCAAGCAGATGGCCGGCCAGGTCCTGCTCATGCAGCCGCTGATGCACGATGACCGCGGACGCGTGCTCGTCGATGAAGCGGCTGGTCATCGTCTCGTCCCACCACCGGTTGACGGTCTCCCGGTCAGCCGTCGACCTGGCCTGCTTGGGGTTCAACGGGTCGTCAACGACGATCCGGTCGCCGTGATCACCGGTCGCCTGCCCATCCACGGATGTCGCGAGACGCATGCCGCCAGCGGTCGTGTCGTAGCGGCCCTTGGTGTTCTGGTCGGTCGTGATCCCCCACGCCTGCCCCAGCAGCGCAAGGACGCCCTGATAGCCGCGACGCTGAAACAGGCTGCCCTCCGGCCGGCCGCCACGCGAGAGGACGAGGTCACGCATCTTGCGGCTGTCACGAAACGCGAACTTCTCGGCGTACGACGCGAACAGCCACCGCAAGTGCGGGTTCAGCATCCAGTCCCACGCCGGCCAGCACACCGCTGTCGTCATGCTCTTCGTCGTGTTCGGCGGCTGGTTGATCAGCAGCCTCGGGATCTCACCGGCGCTGACGGCCATCAGGTGCTCGGCCACCACATCGATGTGCCAGGCGGGCACGAACGGGCGGGCGGGCTCAAGGATTGGCCATGCCTCCCGGATCAGCACCCGCAGGTCACGGCTGCATTGCAGGGCGAGCTCGCGGTCCGAGCCGTCGTCATCGGGCGGGTCCCAGTAGCCGGCCGCGATGTCCCGGACCGACGTTGCCGTCATGGCTCTGACGGCCACCACAGCGTCCCGGCGTCGCCTTGCTCTCGGTAAGCGCGGACCTGTCCGTCAACGACCAGGCAGACGAACTCGCCGTCCCACTTCACGCCGACGCGTGGGGGATCGCGCGACTCGCGCTCAGCCTCCGGACGCTCGGGGCGCTTCGACTCCCACTCGGCTGTCCACTGCGCTCGGCACTCCTGCGCCGCCTGGTATTCAGGCTCGTCTGAGTGCTTCTTTTCCAGATCGCTCGCGAAGCTGCGCAGCGCGTACACCACCAGCTCCTGCGGGTGGCCCGAGTCCCGCAGCTTGAACGCCGTGGCCTGGCGCTCCTGCCAGTCCTCAGCGTGGCGGGGGTAGTGGCGCACGTCGATGTACACCTCATAGGTGCCCTGCTTGGGCGGGGCAGTGTCGCTCACCGCTCGTCGCCCTCGTGGAAGTCGATGTCGGGATCGACCTCAGGCGCCGTGACCGGAGGCGACGGTAGCTCCCACTGCTGGACCGGCTGTGGGCGATGCAGGTGCGCGACGCGGCGTGCCGTTTCCTCGCTGACCGGTGTCAGGCAGTAGAGCGCGGTCGGGGAGTAGAACTGCGTCGACTCCCAGTCCGAGGGGCTCTCGCCGGTGACGGCGCCCTCGACGGCTTCCGGCGCCGGTACGTCGAGGCGCAGGACGCCGTGACCGGCGAGCTCGGTCTCGGTGACGAGACCGGCGAGGCGCCGGTGGCCCATCAGCTCGAGGATCGCCCAGCCAGCGAACTTGGTCTCGTCGTTGTCGGTGTTCATCGTGTCTCCGTTCATCCGCGGCGGCCGCCGCGCATCGGCTTGGTCTCCGGGTCGGGCAGCTGGACGCCGACCGACTGCTCGAAGGCGTCCTGCATGAACGCGTAGGTCTCCTCGGACTGCGCCATGCCCTTCATCGTCTGGCCGTTGGCTCGCATGAAGAACTCGATGCCGCCGCTGCGCAGCCCAGGTTGTTCATCGCTTCCCGCCCTTCGCTGGCTTGCAGATCGGACACCCGCACCGAGGATGATGCGTCCTCGCCCGCGCGACAGGAGCTCGAGGCGACGCTGCCGGCCGAGCCGCACCCCGAGCAGAGGCGGCGCCGGACTCGCTGGCGTTCTCCCGCGTGCGATGGCCACCCCGCCCACCGGCCTCAGCCAATGGCGCGGGACTCGCGGCCTGAGTGTCATCCGACAGCACCGCCTCCAACGCCTCCCGCACGAACCTCGACCGCGGCACCGACCCGCGCGCCGCATCGATCCGGCCGATGAAGGCCTCGTCCCACCGGAAGCTCAACGGCTGCGCCATAGCGACCTCAGCGCGTCGGCGTCGAGCACGATGCCCGACCGATAGAGATGCAGCCGCGGTCCGGCCGGAGCGCCCGGCACGCGTCGCACGCGCCACGCGAGCGACGCGCGGCCGAAGAGCCGCAGCTCAACACCCGTGCGCCGAGGACCGAACCTGAGGCTGTGCAACGACAGAGCAGTCATGTAGTGCATTCTGCCGCCCGCCACGGGCATGTAGTGCATCCGTGTAGTGCATCCACGAACGCGCGGACCGCACGATGCGGCCTAGGAACCACCAGGCAGCACCTGCAACGCCACCCTGCCTGCCTCCAACACCCGCGGATCCCTGCGATCCAACCCCAGCGCCGCCGTATACGCCTCCAACATCGCCACAGCCCTGCGCGCCTCGTCCTCCATCAACTCGACCGCGCGACGCTCAACCCCAGCATGCAGCGCCTTCGCCGTCACGTCCGCCAGATGCTTGCGCTCCCCCATCCACCGCGTCATCAGCCGCTCGAGCTTCCCCGCATCCAGCTCGCCCTCCCGCATGACCACGGCGATCTCCGTCTCATGCCACGCGATCGACCGCCTGGTCCGCGTGATCTCATCGATCAGCACCTGCGCCGGCGGACGATCCTGCATCTCCAACCCGAACAGCGCGCACGCCTGCCGCGCAGCCTCGTTCTCCGCCGCCGTCCGATGGTTCGCCGTGTTGCCGAGATGACGACTACAGGTGCCGGTGCCGAGATGATCGGTCCCCGCGCCAGCCACGCGCTTGCACGTCACGCCCTTCGGCTGCCCCATCCGCTGGGCGCCGCAGAGCTTCTTGGTTGGGCCTGCCGCGGGCACTTCTAGCCTGCCGTGGGTGTTGGCCACCAGCCGGAGACGTGCGTGACCGTGAACGATGACTCGCACGAGCTCGACACCGCATCGACCACGCCAGATCCGAACACGATGCGTGCCGGGCCCGTCGACGGTGGCGACACGACCGGTTTGTGCCCCACGCCGCCGGCCGTGTCACGCCGACGCCGCCAGTCGTCGAGGCGCACGACGTTGTCAGCCACCCGCATGCTCCCGCGTCCGCGGAACCTCCAACGCCACGGCCCCCGCCGGTGCGACCGGAAGCGTTGGCCTCGGCTCTCGCACACCGCCCCCTGAGCTGACGTCATCGTCGCCGAGGGTGACCCTGAAGCTCGCCGCCGCCGTGGTCGCCGTGGCCGGCCACGCATCGACCGTCGTCGTGTTCGCCGTCGCGGTCGCCACGTACGGATGCATCAGCGCGTCACCGGCCGCAGATGCCGCGTCGCAGCCTTGTGAGCCTCCCACGACACGATCG